GATCACAACTAAAATGGAAGGTGACTTTGAAACTGGTAACGTAAGATACAAAGCAAGAGAGAGATACTCCTTTGGTTTCTCTGACTTCAGAGCTATCTTTGGTTCACCAGGAGCATAAAAACTTAACTTGTGGGGCTTCGGCCCCACAATAACTAGGGATTAAACAATTACACCGACTGACCTAGCAGACGATCGTAGAGACGGTGTAATAAATACTACGAGGTAAAAAATGTCTAATTCAACATTTAGCGGTCCAGTTAGATCAGAGGGTGGTTTTAATGTAATCAATAAAGCTGCTGCAACTGGAGCTGTTACAGAAACAGGTTTTTCTGTTAATTCTACTGGTCAACTAGTTTCTATGGGAACTAGAAAAATTCAATCATTTGCAGGTTCTTTAGCAGCCACAGACGCGGCATCAACTGCATATGGAGACGGTGATGTGCTTGTAGAGCTCGGTGCATTAAATACAGACGCACCAGACGGACTAGTAACACCTACTAAATTTTTTATTCACAGAGCATTAATTGGTATTACAACTGCGGCAGGAGAAACTCTTGTTGGTGGTTTATCATTAAGTGCCACTTCTGGTACAGCTACTAACTCAGCAGTTTCTTCTGGAACTGAAATCGTTGGTGCTGGTGTAACGTCTTTTAACGAACAGTTAAGTGCTACACAATCAATCACAGAAATTGACGTGAACTTTAACGATAGTGCTGGTAACTACCACATATTCGTTCCAAATGTTACAGCGGCAATCGCTAGCAAAAATTTATATGCTTTTGCTACAACTGCGGTAAACGCTGACATAACTGCTGGAAGATTTACAGTAGAACTAGAATACTCAGTATTTTAATAATTAGTGGGGCTTCGGCCCCACAGTTTCTTGATTAAGGAGGGAAACAAATGGCAGATACAGTAACAGGACCTACAATCCTACAAGAGAATGATAAGAGAGTAACAATTAAAATAGTAGTGGAGTCTGACGGCACAGGAGGCACAACAGTTTTTGGTGATGTTTCAGCCTTGTCGGCTAACAAAGAAGGACAATCAGTTACAACACTTTCTTTACAAAGAGTATGGTGGACTTGTGCAAATGGTGATGGCGCAGATGCTTTTGCTCGTTTAGATTACGAAGATTCTGATGGAGATATTCCTATTATAACTTTGATAGATTCTGGTTATTGGGACTTTAGAGAGTTTGGTGGCATACCAGCAAACACAAGCAGTAATTCCAATGAAAATGATGTTAACTTTGTAGTGGCTGCGGCTGCAGACTCAGGTAATACATATACTTGTATTGCAGAGTTTATTAAAAATTATTAATGATTTCTAGATCTTCTATGCCTCAGCAAATATCTAAGGCAGGTCAGAAAAAGAAATTTGTTAAAAAAAAGAAAAAGAAAAAGGTAAAACATGGCAACATCAGGAACAAATAGTTTTGATTTAGATGTCGATCAGGTCATAGAAGAAGCTTTTGAAAGATGTGGTATCAACTCTAGATCAGGTTATGATTTAAAAAGCGCAAGACGTTCTCTTAATATAATGTTAGCTGAGTGGGCTAACAGAGGTATTAATTTATGGACAGTGGAGTTAAGAACAAAAACTTTAACAGGTAGTACAACTAGTTATAGCTTAGATTCAGATTTAGTTGACGTATTAGAGGCTGTAGTATTTACAGAAACTGATTCATCTACCGATATCGAAGTAGATAGAATTAGTAGAGCAGAATATTTAAACATATCTAATAAATCAACCACAGGAACTCCTGTGCAATATTTTTTAGAAAGAGGAACCTCTACACCAACTTTATTTTTATATCCTACTCCAGACGCGGCGCATACTTTTAAGTATTATGGTTTAACTAAAATACAAGATGCGGGTGATTACAATGATCAGTTGGAAGTTCCGACAAGATTTTTACCTTGTTTAACTTCTGGCTTAGCATACTACGTTTCAGTAAAAAAAGCTCCAGAGAGAACTCCTTTATTAAAACAATTATATGAAGAAGAGTGGCAACGAGCATCAGAGGAAGATAGACCTAGATCTAGTTTCTTTGCAACCCCGGAGAGAAGTTATATCTAATGCCAAAAGCAACTGGTAAATACTCACAAGCAATATCAGATAGAAGCGGCATACAGTTTCCTTACAAGGAAATGCGTAAAGAATGGAATGGATCTTTAGTTCACAAATCTGAGTTTGAATCAAAACATCCTCAATTAGAAAGACAAAGACATTCTTCAGATGCACAGAGTATAGAAGACGCTAGACCTGATAGAACAGAGCCAATGACAGTTTTTGTTGGCGGTTCAGGATTTTTTGAATATAATAATTCTATGCAAGTTTCTAAAAAGCAACCTCCTGTAGTATCTTCTTACTTAGGAAGCGTAACGGTAAGTATTTCATAATGGCTACAACATACTCAGAATTAACTCAACAAATTTTAGATTATACAGAAGTTGGCTCTGATATCTTAACTTCTACTATAACTAATGATTTTATTGAGCATGCAGAAAATAGAATATTTAGAGATGTAGATATTGATGTGTTTAAGTCTCATCAAAGTGCTAACCTAACAGCTAGTAATCCATTTTTGTCTTTACCAGGTGGTAGTAGACCAGAACCAACCTCGTTGGGAACTGTAAGAACTATGCAAATATTTGCACCTTCAGGAACCCCAACAAGAAGTTTTTTAGAACAAAGAGATGTAAGTTATATGAATGAATATTGGCCAGATAGGACTGCAACTGCAGAGCCTAGATATTGGGCATGGTGGGATCACAACACAATTTATGTTGCACCTACTCCTGATCTAGCATATAACGTAGAGTTAGGTATAACTAGATTACCAACAAGACTGTCTAGTTCAAACAGTACCTCATGGTTAGGTGATAATGCTCCTGCATTATTACTTTACGGATGTCTTGCAGAAGCCTTCAAGTTTTTGAAGGGACCAGCTCAAATGCTGCAAATTTATGAACAATCATATCAACGTGCTCTTCAAGAGTTAGTTATAGAACAACAAGGAAGACACCGAAGAGATGAATATATGCACGGAGCGTTAAGAACTCCTTTGCAGTCAAAAAACCCATAGGAGAATAAAACATGGCAATAAGTCAAGCTGTTTGTACAAGTTTTAAACAAGAGTTATTAGTAGGAACACACAACTTTACAGCGAGTTCAGGTGATACTTTTAAAATAGCTTTATACACAAGTAGTGCTTCATTAGGTGCTAGCACAACTGCATTTAGCACCTCTAACGAGGTATCTGATTCAGGAACATATAGTTCAGGTGGGGGATCTTTAACAAGTGTTACACCTACAACTTCTGGAACAACTGCTATTTGTGATTTCGCTGATATCTCTTTCACCTCTGCAACAATTACAGCAAGAGGAGCATTAATTTATAATAGCTCTCAATCAAACAAAGCTGTAGCTGTTTTAGATTTTGGTGGTGATAAAACTTCTACCAGTGGAACTTTTACAATTCAGTTTCCTACCGCTGATGCTAGTAACGCTATATTAAGATTAGCATAGGAGAATTTAAATGGCGTTAGTAATTAACGACAGAGTAAAAGAAACCACAACCACGACAGGCACGGGTGCGGTTTCCTTAGCTGGAGCAGTCACCGGTTTTGAAACTTTTGCAGCTGGTATTGGTAACTCAAACACAGTTTATTATTGTATTGCACATCAAGATCAAGCTGAGTTTGAAGTAGGACTTGGAACTTTAGATGGAGATAGTTCTGATTTAACAAGAACAACAGTTATCTCAAGTTCTAATAGTGATAGTGCTGTAGATTTTAGTGCAGGTACAAAAGACGTATTTTGTACAATACCTGCAAGTAAATTAGTTTTCGAAGACGGCAGTGACAATTTAAATATATCTTCCATAAAAAATACAAGTTTAGTAGTCGGTAGAGATGCTGACAATGACATTGATTTTGCCACTGATAATAATATTTTATTCAGAGCTTCAGGTGCTGATCAAATTAAATTAATTGATGGTGCTTTAGCTCCTGTAACTGACAATGATGTAGACTTAGGAACTAGCTCACTAGAGTTTAAAGACGCTTTCTTTGATGGCACAGTAGAAGCTGACGCAATAACTATAGGTGGCACAAACGTAACTTCTTTGTTTGCAAGTTTATCAGGTGCAACTTTTACAGGTAATATAGAAATAGATGTAGCCTCTGGTGATCCCGCTATTATATTAGACACTCAAGGTGCTGATAAGTTTCACATTGCCGTTGATGATTCAGATAGTGATAATTTAGTAATTAAATCAGGTGGCACAGTTGGTTCCGGTAATGGACTTAAAGTGGATAGCAGTGGTAACTTAACAGTAACTGCTGATGTTACTGTAGGGGATGATTTAACGGTTGAGGGTGGCGTTGTCGATGTTAAAAATACAGGTGCGCAATCACAAGTTAGATTTTATTGTGAGTCATCAAATGCTCATTACGCAGCTATTCAAGCACCAGCGCATGCTGATTTTTCTGGTAACACGACATTAACGTTACCTGCAACAACAGATACAATCGCGGGTATTGCATCAACACAAACTTTAACAAACAAATCAATAGATTCAGATAACAATACAATTACAAACATTGTAAATGCAGACATTAAATCAAGTGCTGCAATTGCAGATACAAAATTAGCTACGATATCTACAGCAGGTAAAGTAGCATTAACCGCTTTAGAAATTGATGGTGGTTCAGACATTGGAGCAGATTTAACAACATCTGATTTAATTATAGTAGATGATGGTGCTGGCGGGACAAACCGTAAAG